CCCCCTGCGCCGCGCCCTCGGCCCCCTCCGCCCCCTCCGCGCCTTCGTCACCGGGCTCGCCGTCGGTGGCGGCGCCCGCCAGGTCATCGGCGGTCTCCGTCCCCTCGGTGCCCGCGGCCGGGTCGTCGTCCGATCCGCCCGCGATGGGCCCACGCCCTCGCGCGAGCAGCCACGCCGCCCGGTCGGTCACCTCGTGCCAGTCGCTGTTCCTGTCCATGCCGACGTCCTCCCGGTTTAACGCCTCGGCGGCGCATGCAGCGATGACGCCCGCTGCTGGCGAAACTGGTCCAGCTGCTCCCGCTCCTGCTGCCAGAGCAGACGCGCTCGGGCCGGGAAGCTCAGCAGCTCGGTATTCTCGTCTTGACGCCCCCGGAGGTAGGTCAGCTGGTCGGTCGTCACCGGGGGCTGGCCCTCGAGCGGCTGCGCGAGGCGCTTGACGAGCCCCTCGAGCTGCCGGCCGAGATTCTTCTTGCGCTGCTCGCGGACGCGGCAGAGCAGGCGCCAGGCGTCCGACTCGGCCAGAGCCTGCATCAGCGCGATCTTCCGATCGGCCTCCGCGATCACGAGGTCCAGGTCGAGCGCCGTCAGCTCGCCCGGGGGCGTCCCGCGGAGCACGTCGAGGCGCGTCTTAGAGCGTCGTGTCGCCATGTTCGTCCTCGAACGCTTCGACGTGATTCCGGATGCTGATCTCGCTCGGCTCGATATCGAGCGAACGCCCGTCCTCTCTCTCGGACAACCCCTTCACCGTGCCCTTGAGCCGGATCACGCACGACTTGCCGATCCTGAGCGCCTTCATATCGCCGGACGTCTTCAGACCCTTCTTGGGCCACGACAGATAAATCATCGGCTTCGACTTCGTGTTCGGGCTAGAGGGCATCATCGCCATGCGCGTCCTCGAAGTCCTTGATGCGCTGCATCCGCGCCATCCTCGCGGTCATCGCCGGCGCCTTCATCGGCTTCTTCTTCGCGCGGTCGGCGGCGAACTCGGCCGGCGTGTGGACCGTCCCCGTCGGGCCCTTCGCCTCGACGACGGTGCCTGTCTTCTTCGCGGCGCTGCCGCCGCGGACGGCGAGGCGAACCTTCTGACCCGTGCCCGTCGTCGTGACGCGGTAGCGGACGTTCTTCAGCGGCATCAGGGGCCTCCCGGCGCGCCCCCGGGGGCGGCCAGCATCGCGCGCGCCGGTCCCATGCCGGAGTCCGCACCCATCCGCGGCTTCATGCCGGCCTTCGCCCCCGCCGGGGCGGGCCCCCCGTTCGTGCCGCCCCCGGGCATCGCCGCAGACTGCTGGAGGAGCGCCGCCTGCTGCTTGACGAGCAGCTGCGTGGCGTGCGCCTGCTCGTGCTGGAGCAGCGTCTGGTGCTCGGGGCTGTCGGGCGGCAGCGCGCCGCGGGCGCGGGCGTGGCTCGCGATGTGCTCGGCGTCGTTGTCCTGCGGGGAGACCTGAATCGCGCGCCCCATCGCCACGAGCTGCTGCTCGAGGTCGGCCGGCACGGACTCGGGCGTCGCGTCGAGGATCACGCGGTCGGCGTCCTTCAGGCCCTGCGAGCGCCACCACGTCTTGAGGATGTACGCGACGTTGACCGACTGCCCGGGCGGGAGCTGGAGCCCCCGCAGCACGTTCATGAAGACCAGCATCTGCGCCGAGCGCACGGTCTGATTCTGCATCGTCGAGGTGCCGAGCCACTCGTAGGCGTAGTCGCCCGCGAAGGTCTCGCGGTTCACCACGATGGCCGCGCCCCGGCTGCCCGCCATGCGGAGCGTCTGCTCGTCGGAGAGGAACAGGGCGTTCATCTTCGCCATCCACCCCAGGAGCGGCTCCCAGAAGTTCTCCTCCTGGAACTCGACGAACTCCTTGGCTTCGGAGCCGGCGAGCATCTGGAGCATCTGCATCCCGCCGAAGGTCCGGGCGCCGCGGGGCTGCGCGGAGGCGGCCGGGCTGCCGCTCGCGGCGGTCGGCGAGCCCAGGTTCTCGTTGATGAGCTGGTGCAGGAAGGCGAGCTTGTCCTTCTGGCTGTACGCCGCCTCGGGCGGGCGGTCGAAGCTCACGGCGTCTTTCGGCGCCGGCACCTTGGCGCCCGGGTAGATGGCGATCGCCTGGTAGTCCTCGACGACGTTGGGGTCCACCAGCACGATCGGGTTGTTGGCGAAGCTCGAGGCGTCCGCGTCCTGATTCGACACGTCGTTCAGGTGGATCTGCAGCCGATCGGTCGCCTCCGTGCGCGCGTGCGGCCAGTGCTCCCCGATCATCTCGCTGTCGCGCACCTCGAGATAGGGCGCCCGGCCGTAGGCGTTGCGCTGCAGGCGGATCGGCACCTCCTCCCACGCGAGCGTCAGGATCACGGGTTCGGGCCCGAGGCGGAAGCGGTCCTTGAGATCGAAGGCCGACAGGTAGCAGTGCGTGATGAAGGCGAACTGGCCGTCGGTCAGCTCGTCCTCGGTGATCCCGAGCTGGCGGAGGCGCTGCTGGCGCTGCTGCAGGGCCTCGCTCCCGCTGGTCCCGCTGCCCGCCGCGGACTTCGCCCGCGCGAGGTTCGTGTAGTTGTCACGGTCGGCCTGCAACTCGTCGAGGCTCACCACGGCGTCCTCGTACACGAGCAGCGCGTCCTCCAGGCGCAGCCCCGTCATCGGGTAGACGCCGAAGCTGAAGAAGTCCACGGGCTCGAACTCGGGACCGTTGTAGAGCACGCGGCGGCGCTGCGTGACGCCGAAGCCCTTCCCGTCCGGACCCGGGCCGATCGCGCTCTCCGTGCGCTCGACCGTCTTCCACCCGACCCGCACCGGGGTGAGGCCGCAAATGAAGGCCTGCCGGTACGTCGGCCGGGCCAGGCGCTTGACGGCCATCTGGCGGAGCTGCTGGCGCAGGAGGGCCCGCTGGCCGTCGAGGTTCTTCTCGAACTCCGGGGCGGTCGCCTGCAGGTCCCACCACTCGTCCGAGGGGAACGTCTCGCGGATCGTGCTGCTCACGAGGCGCTCGACGCCCCGGCGCACGGCGGGGATGTAGGTGTTCGCGCGCCCGACGTAGAAGCGGTCGTCCGTGACGAGCGCCCACTGGTTGTAGCGGCGCAGGGCCTTCTTGTCGATCGTCTGGCGGTTCCGGCGGACGTGCGTCAGCATCGGCAGCGCGAGCTTCACGGCGCGCCGGGCCGTCTCGGCGTCCCTGGCGTGGTTCGTGTAAAACGCCTTGGGGCTGTCGAGCGGGATCGGGCTCGCGCGGCGGATCTCCACTACGGGAAGACCTCCGTGACCAAGTAAAAGACGATGGTGCCCTGACTCAGATTCGTCGCCGCGCCGTCGCCGAGGTTGCCGGTGCCGCTCGTGATCCGGTAGGTCACCGTCGTCGTGCCCGACCACGACATCAGCACGCCGTTGAACAGCGCGCCGTTGGCGCTCCGGGCGGCCGCGTTCATGGTGGCCCCGAGTTCCGCATCCGCGTCGCCGAACTGCGCGGCCGCGGCGTCGAGGTCCATCGAGGCCAGCAGTTGCGTGCCGCCCGCGCTCGTGCCGAGCGTGCCCGAGAGCGTCGCGGTCGTGCAGACGGCGGTGCAGGCGTAGGTCGTCGTCAGGTCCGCGATGACGGCCTTGAGGAACGCCTTGGCGGGGAGCGTGGCGATGGTGAGGTCGCACGTCGTCGCGGCGGCGACGCAGTTGGTGGAGAGGACGGTGACCTTGTAGACGACGGAGCGGGCGGAGCCCGGGGCATTGACCGTGACGCCCGTTCCCGAGCCCGCCGTGACCTTCGGCGCATCGAGCCAGAGGTCGGCGGTGGCGTTGACCATCGCCTGCTCGCTGTCGAGCGCAAGGTAATACGCCGGGTTGGCCCCGTTGGGCACCCCGATCTGCATGATGCCCTTGCGGGAGCTGGCCGTCGAGGTCCATTGGTTCGTGTGGGTGAGGCGGAGGACGTAGTAGGGATAGACGAGGTCGTCCGTCGCGCCGAGCCCGAACGACATCCCGATGCCCGCCCCGGCCGTGGAGCGGAAATTCTGAATGTTGAATGGGTTGACGACCGCGTTCGTGTCGACCATGATTTGCAGTCGGCCGTCGGGATTGCCCGTGCCGTTCGTGTTGTCGTTGCCGACCTCGCCGACGTAGATAGTGCCCGTCGTCGACACGACCAGAGGGGTCGCCGTCGCATAGCCGAGGTTGAGATTGCCCACCGACGACCGCACCGTCTGGGAGGCCGCGGCGCCCTGAAGCGCGAGATACTCGCCTCCCGTCGCCGTGCCGTACACACGAAATTCCTGCGAGACCTCACCATTCACCAGGCCGAGGACGGCGGTGGAGATCTGCGTCAGCCCCGTCGCGGGCCACTGAAGACTCGGCGCCGCCGTCGTGCCGGCGGGGAGGAGGATCTTCTCGTCGATCGTCAGCGTGTCGAGGGTCGCGTCCCCGCTGATGGTGACCGGCAGCGGGTCCGCCGCCGTCACCTCGGTCGGCCCCGTCGGATCCGCCTTGGTCCACATGAGCAGCGTCGAGAGGGCGGACCAGCGCGGGGCGTCGGCCCGGGCGGTGGCGAGCCCCCCCAGACCGAGGATCAGCAGGACCGCGAGACCGCGGAGCGCGAGACGCCGGCGCATCAGTAGCCCTGGACGGGCACGGGGTTCGTCGTACTCGCCTCCACGGGTCCGCTCGTCGCGTGCGTCCACATCACGAGCCCGGACTGCGCCCCCCAGCGCGGGGCGTCGGCCCAGACCGCCCCCGCGCCAGCCAGGGCGGCGCCGAGCAGGAACGCGAGCAGGAGATCGAGCCCGCGCGTCATGGCTTCAGGATGTTCGTCACGCGGTAGGTGCCGCTCGCGGGCGTGCACGCCGCCGTCGTCTGCTTCGTGTAGGTCAGCGCCAGCGTGTTGAGCGCCGACACGCGCGCCCCGCTCATCGGGCAGGCGGCCGTCTGGGACGGCGGCGAGACGAAGACCGCCCCGCCCGGGAGCAGGCCGCTCACGGTGTAGGTCTCCTCGAAGGAGGTCTCGGTGTTCAGCGGGCCGCCCGCTGCATGCGCCGCCGGGGTCAGCGACGGGGAGAAGATCTGCATCAGCACGCCGCCCGGGAGGACCACGTCCTCCGCCACGACCACGGCCGGCGCCGCCACCGCCGCCAGGAGCCCCAGAATCGCCGTCCATCGCCTCATCGTCGTGTCCTCCGTGTGCTCATCAGGTGCGCGCCGTGGCCGCGCCGAGCACCACGCAGGCCGGCACGGCGATCGAGGCCAGATGCATCGGGTGCAGCCCCACCACCAGCACGGCGAGGGCCGCGGCCGCCCCGCGCCAGGGCGAGCGCCACCAGGCCGCTCGGTGCGCGAGGATCCAGAGCCCGAGGACCGCGAGCGCGAGCGCCCCGCCCTCGAACCCGAGCCGCACGAGGTCGCTGTGGGCGGCGGCAAAGAGTTCCGGGGGCCAGCCCTGGCCTGCGGCGACGATCTGGCGCGCCGTGATCGCCTGGGGCCAGGCCCCGGGCCCGTAGCCCGTCAGGAGCGTCACGGGGACGGCCCAGAGGTCGTCCCACGCGAGCCGCCAGACCGCCAGCCGGTTCAGCGCGCTGTCCGGGCTCCACCCGCGCGCCCAGACGGCGCCGAGCGCCCCCAGGACGCCGAGCGCGAGCGCGCCGGCCCGCGCCCGGCGCGATCCGGACGGCCGGAGCGCCAGCCCGACGATCACGGCCGCCGCGGCGAGCCAGGAGCGGCTCAGGACGACGCCGACGAGCAGGATCGGCAGGACGGCCAGCGGGGCCAGGGGCGCCAGCAGGGCCAGGAACGCCCCGAGGTACTTCGGATTGCCGAGCGTGCCGTGCCAGACGACGTAGGGCGGCGCCTCCGAGCCCCACCAGAG